AAAAGGTAAACTAACATGGTAAAAAACAGCATATATCGTCCCATCTTTGAGCGCAGAGAAAAACGATCAAACATCGGATTTAATTATAAGGGCAAAATCTTAAAAAATACCCTTTCTACACAGATGTTTGGAGCTCACCCTCTACTTGATTATTTGTTGGAGCAAGTTGAGAGCATCGTCTATGAATGGGTTGAAGCAGTAAAACAAATAAAGATCACCGCCAATCCAGCATTGGACAAGTACGAAAATAAAATTAGATAAGTTAATGGGTAGCAACAAATCAGGAATGAGCCGAGAAAATCGTGCTCACCTCAGGGACGAGATTCAGTCCCTACTTGGATCGATCGGTACTGAGTCACATGGAGACATGGTAATAGATAATGAGATCTCTGAAAAGACCAGACCTGAAAGTCCATATGATTTTGAGGAGATGAGTAATCAATTCACAGTTAAGGCTAGGGAGATCACAGACTCTTTATTTAAAAACTTCGTGGATATTGGAATATTTGAAAAGAATGACTATGCTCGACATAAGAAGGAGCTTGACACTATCAATATCTCAAACCTTTTCTTTCAATTAAAGACAATTAAGATCACCATTATCAAGGTAATGGAAGAGATCACCTCAGGTAACACTCATCCTCGATTAATAGAGGTCATGGGTCAGTTACAGGACAAAATGGCTTCCATCACCAAGATGCAAGCCAATTACGTGCTCTTTCTTGAAGACACATATCGTCAGCTGAATTCTGCTGCGCCAGTGAACCCGGACTCAGAATTTGTGGATTCAAGCTCTACTGAGGGTCAATTCTTTATCACAGTAGGAACAAAAAATCTAATTAATAGCTTACCTGATGAATCTGTACCAGACTCAATTAAAGTACCTACTGGAAGTCTATTGGACCCATCTAATAAGTCCGAACTTATGCGAGAGAGAAACATAGAGCTTAAGAATGATGATGACGAAGCTGACGATGATTTTATGGACATCAACGAAATAATTTAACCCAATGAAAGACGTCATGACGAATGGTGGCGCTTTTAGCCATCGAAAACTATCAAATCTTTCCGGCTCAGCGGAAGACACTAATACTTCGATTTGGACGACCAATCGTATCAATAAGCTTCTAGACTCAATTGAAAATGATGGATTTGACATTAAGGGTCTACATAATTCTCCATTCAAAGACAATGACGTTAACTTAAAGAGAGGAAACCTGCCCTTTGAATATACGCCAGAAGAAGTAGAAGAACTTAAAAAGTGCAAAGCTGATGTTCTCTACTTTGCGACTAATTATTGTAAGATCCAAACTGGAGACGGTGTCAAATACATCAAGGAAACTGAGGGTCTTCGTGATTTTCAAGAACAGATACTACAATCATTTAAGGGAAACAAGTGGAATATCCTAATGGCAAGTCGTCAGACTGGTAAATCAGTCACGTCAGCAATCTTTATCCTCTGGTTTCTACTATTCAAATCTGACAAGACTGCTCTAATCGTTGCTGATAACTTTACTACCACTCGTGAGTTAATGGATAAGTTTAGGATCTGTCTTGATGGGCTACCGTTTTTTATGAAACCTGGAATCAAACACATCAATTCAGGTAATATCAAGTTCGATAACGATAGCCGTATTGTAGGTAGGACGACCACTAAAAAATCAGGTATCGGTCTTACTGTAAACATCCTGTATATCGATGAGTTTGCCCACATCGATGAGGCAAAGTTAGATGAGTTTTATCGAGCAATCGTGCCTACAATCACAGCTGACCCAAATGCAAAAGTAATCATCACGTCAACACCAAACGGTAAAAATAAATTTTATGATATCTGGGTCGATGCGATCGCTGGAAAAAGCGATTATGTTCCACTTAGGGTTGACTGGTGGCAGGTTAAGGATAGGGACGAGGCGTGGAAGCATTCAGTTATTGCCAACCTCGGATCAGTCGAAGACTTTAATCAGGAGTATGGCCTACAGTTCTTTTCATCCGATCAGTTACTCTTAAACTCCAATGAATTAAAGAGACTCTATAATATCAAGTCAAATTACGTAAACACGACATTTACTTTGCCTGAAGAAAAGCAGTGGATCAATAGCTGTTTTACTGTGCATCCGAACTATGCCAATCGGCTCTATCATGACTATAAGAAAGATGCTGCAAAATACGTATTTTCAATCGATACTGCAGATGGAACCGGAGGAGACTATTCAGTCTTGAACATATATAAGATGGCATGCCTACCCGTAAACGAGCTTCTTAGAAAAAAAGAGGCAATTCGTGGAGAGATCGACACCACTTCTTTAATACAAGTTGCGACATTTAGGACCAATGAATACGATATCAATGACTTTGCGGCAGGCGTTGAATTTATCACATACGAACTATTTAATCCCGAAAACGTCAGGATCGTGCTTGAGATGAATCATAAAGGAGAGATAATAAAGAATAGGCTAGAGGACAATGATGCATACTGGTCATCCCAATTAGTTCATACTAAACACACTGAGATGGCAGTCAATGTTAAACCGGGACTTAGACTTGGGCCGACGAATAAAATCAGATATTGTGAAAAGTTTAAATACTTTGTTGAGATTAAAAAGATCGTGCCAAATGACTTTTTAACAGTAATGGAACTTATGGCTTTCGGTAAAAGCAAGGGTGGGACGTATCGAGGACAAAATGGAAATGATGATTTAGCAATGACGTGTATAAACTTGGCACCAGCATTAGAATCAAATCAATTGTGGGAACTTTCAATTGAGACTTACGAAGCCACTTCTAACGAATATAGAAAAGAAGTCGAGGAAAAAATATTTAGCCTATTCAGGTCTAATTCAAATCGACCTGCATTTGATTATGATACTTTACGTGAAGTTAATTCACCTCTAAATCAATCAGAAAAAGGAAATAAAGATCGTCAACATGTGTTTGATGTAAATTCTTTGGAAAAAATGCAAAAAATTAAGGACAAATTTTTTAAACGTTAAAATTTTTTTTAGTATAATATTACTGAAACCGCTGTGTAAACATTAAAACTATGAAGATTCTTAAATTTCAAGGCGACATTGGGCTTGACGATGTGTTTAATCGCCATAAGATAGAGATCTACGACAATCTCTTACAGTCAATAAAAAACCACTATCAGGACGATGGTCATTTTGAGGTCGAGGTGATTAAGATATCGATCAATGAATCTGAATACACAATAAACTTATCGAGGGATAAGTTCATAAGTGGACTAGAGGGAGCCATAGTTTTCTATGAATCTCATGAGATGTATGAACAATGCGCAGAGTGTGTAAAAATAATCAACGCTCTTAAAAAAAATAAAATCATGGAGGCATAAATTTATGGGGTACGAGCTAAACAACACAAGAATCAATGAAAGAATTCAAGAAATATCTGAGAAACTACTTAAAAAACAAAACACCGATCGAGAAAAAAATGAGTTAGCTCGACTAATCTATCCAAAGCTTAAATATTACATTTGGAAGTTCTGTAAAAACGAGTTTGATACTGAAGAGGCTTTACAGTTTACCCTAAAGAAGATTTTTAAAAACCTTGCACAATTTGATTTTGAAAAGGGGAGATTTACTACATGGATCTACACGATCGCTCGTAATGAAACTCTACTCTATCTTCATCATCTAAAAAAGAATTCCCACTACGACATTGAAACCGTGTATTCTAAGATCGAAAATCCTGGTGAATTAGAAGAAGTAAGTTCCTTTACTGACATCGATGACATCTATCAAACGACAGTTGATGAAATACTGCTCATAGAAGATCCTCTCCTTAAGAATATCGCTATCGATAAAATGATAAAAAATAAAAAAGTAAAGCAGATAGCACTCGATTATGAGATAAACGAAAACACAGTAAAGACTAAACTTCGTAAGATCAGGTCAGATATCAGGTTTTCTGTTCTGCTTAAAAACCCTCAATTCGAAGAAAAAATAAAATTAATCATATGATACTTGATTATATTTCCCCTAGTAAAGTATATAAGAAGCTTTCAATATGTTTGGAAGAACTTGGCAATTATCGAACTTTCAAAAAAATAGTAGTCGAGCTCAATAAAACCGGAAAATTGGATGAAATTGGACTTAGGGCTGATTCTAATTCCAATATGTACATCGGAATAGACCTTAATCCTGAACTCCTTCTCTATTCTGAGACTTCTCAAGAGTCGGTTGAACTCAAATTAATCTCAGAAAAAATGAATAAGTATAATGACTTTTTAACCAAGGAAGGATTACTAGATTCAATTAAAGTAGACTATGAAAGGGTACAGACTGATTCTTTTTATGGCTACATATTACAAATCAGTTTTAACTTTAAAAAATATAAAAAGTCAGATTTAATCTATTCGATTTCTTACTTTTCAACCCTAGTGCTAGCATTAATAGGTTCAGCACTATTAA